GCCAATACAGTTTGACCACCCGCTGGGTTTGTCATCACAATTGCAGTGGCGTTGGAGCTGATGGTAGCATTGCCTAAATAAATTGTGCTGTTACTGAGATACAGGTCTTTGAATCGTTGTGATGTAGTACCCAGATCATAGGTTATATTGGCCGCAGGTACAATGTTAGCAGCCACAGTGATGTTGTTGGATGCTATCACTGCCACGTTGGCAGAGCCAGCAACACCAATGGTTACATTACCACCACTGGTACCAATAGTGACATTTGACGTTCCGTTATTGATGTTGGATGATGTGGTTGACACACCAGTCAACAGCGCACCGTTACCAAGAATATAGGTACCTTGCACATTTCCTACTGCTGTGACGTTGCCTACACCAACAATGTCGCTACTGGTCAGTGATAAATTATCGCCAGCAGCCAATTCTTGTATCTGGCCCGAGCCTGAATTAATAATTAACGGAATTCTATTTGCCATTATTTTTTTCCAATATCTGTATTTATGTAGTAAACACTGTTATGTTTCCACTGCTTCTGGTGCCCACAAGAAAACTGTTGTTGCTGGCCAGGGCCACAGTGACTGGTGTGGTTCGTGTGCCTACTACCAATGTACGGGTGAACACAGTGTTGCCAATGAAAATATTACCTGTGGCTTGAAGATTGCCACCTGTTACATTGCCTACCGCAGTCAAGCCAGTGGTTGTTACCACAACCACATTGCTCACGGCGCCAATGCTTATATTAGCATTGCCGCCTGAAGACCCAATGGTTATGTTGCTGGTTCCGTTGAAGATAGTGTTGGTGTTGGTCTGGATGCCTGTCAGCAGTGATCCATCACCCAGATAATAATTGCCCGCTGATACCGAAACATTGCCGGTGACAGATACCCCATTGGCCAAAAATCTAGCCACATTGGCAGTACCATTTACACTGATTGTGACCGGACCGTTGATGTCAGCAATTCGTACATTGCTGTTGGCATTGAGAATTTGACTACCGGCACTGACTGTGATTCCTGTTAGTCCTGCGCCATTGCCCTGAAAATAAGCAGCATGTACTGTGTCGTATCTGTAGTTGCTTGCGCCAAGATCAAACACTGCATCTGTAGAAGGGCGCACACTACTGTTGGTTACGACATTGCCAATTCCGTTGCCCTGCAGGATCAAATTACCATTTGTACCATTGATTGATATGGTATTATTGGCAATCACAACGTTGCTGTCAACAGGACCCGCGGCGTAAACTTCCGTAAAATTGTCATTTACGGCTTCAAATGCGGTGCGTAGTGCTTCTCCAGTGCCATCGTTGGCCACAGTGCCAACGTTGATGATCTGTTGTGTCATAGGTAATCCGTTCCTCTGGAGTATTTACCAAAAGAACAGGATTACGCTTTAGCCGATTCGAGTGTAGGTGAGGTAGGATCCAGACGGCACTACTACGTTTGCTGCACTGGTTTGTGCTTGTACCGCCACGTTTGCATTGCCTGCACTGTAGATTATGCCAGTGATTCTTATGGTCCTGGCTGTGGTTCCTGTCATGACCTGTGTGGTTGCTGTAGTAGCTGATGTAGTAGATGTTGCCATGGCAAAACCAGCCACAGCAGTGGTCTGCGATTCTACTGTGTAACTACAGGTTCCTGCGTCAAAATAAGTGCTGAATGCTGTGGTTGTTCCTGCCGAAGGCACTACTGGCATGTAGGCTTCAAACTTGTAGCTGGACCCTGCCAGCGCAAAGAATCCCAGAGAACCAACGTTGGCCATACTAGCAGAACTTATGTTGGCTGCTACACTTTGCCACACAACGTTTTCCACACCAATGCCTGTGCCAAACATGTTGCCAGTGACATTGGCATTGCCTAGAATAGCTGTGGCTGCCAGTACCGAGCCTGTGGCGCTGATGTTGCCTTGAGTCTCTAGTCCGCCACCTGAATAGACATTTCCTGTGGCTGAAATAAATGAATCACTGTTGATATTTCCCCCACGAATGTTACCCGTGGCTGAGATGCCGCTACCACTACCACTAATTACTCCTACACTAATGATGTTGCCGCCAGTGATGTTGCCAGTGATCGAAGCATATCCCGAGGCTACTAAATTGGCCCCAGACACCAAGTTACCAGTAGCAGTTACCCTGCCGCCAGTGATTATGTTTCCGCCTGTGATGTTACCAATTACTTCTTCTGTGCCTGAAATATAACTGTTTCCAGTCACAGCAAATGTGTGTAGCGGAGCCACATTGGCTATACCAACGTTGCCAGTAGCGCCCAACACAGCAATTCTAGTGGTTGCATTGGTTTGTAACAAGATGTTGGCATTACCGTTGGCATCGCTGTAGACTGCTCGTAGTGCAGCAGTTGTTCTTGCGCCAAGTCCTGTGGCATCAGCAGTGACCCATTCCACAGAACCGATGTTGGCGCCCAGCGTTGTGACTGCGGTGTTGGCATCTGTGAATCTAATGACTTGAGCAGTTGTTGCTCCAGATGTGTATGAAAGAACAATGTTACCGGTTGTGACGTTTACATTACCCCCGGTGACATTGCCAGTGGCACTCACTAGTCCTGCTGTGAGCACATTGCCCCCGATGATATTACCAGTCACGCTGTAAGCACCAGTTAGATTGAGTCCAGTTTGAGTGAATACTGCCACGTTGCTAACACCACCCACAGTGATGTTGGCGTTTCCACTGGCAGTTTGAATTTCAATCGATGTAGTGCCGTTGAATAACTTGTCACCCGAAATGTTACCGGTCAAACTGGCATTGCCTGAAACGCTTAGGTCGCCAGTGATAATAACGTTGGCTACTCCTGTGGTATTTTGAAATGTCACAGTGTTGGCCGCACCAATACTTTCAATAATGAGATTGCCAGCAACACGCTTGTAGATAGCCATTTAGAGTTCCTTTGTGTTATTTATACGGTTTTGAAAGTCTGCGACGGGCATGTGTGCCATGTTGGCTATGGACCGAAGATCTGACAAATCTGCTGTGGTGTCACCGACCACACGAAAAAAACTTGCTTTGGGAAAGTCCTTGGCTATTTGCTTGATTTGTCGCACCCAGTTGCCTGTAAATGTAGGATTAGCCGAACTCTTTTTGTAAAATTCTGTGTCAGCATAGATGTTGTTGAATCTACCGGTGCGATTTGGTCCCATGTCAAACCCTATCAAATAGATTGCTCTTGCGCCATCCAGTGCCGCTTGCCCCACTGCTGCAGGGCCAGAACTGTAGCCAAAATACTGTTGACTTATACGCATTGATCCAGAATTTGGCAGGGGCTTGCGAGTATAATGAGTATGGGTTTGGCCGTAGCCCTCGTGCTGAATGCGTTCGCTTATGGGTAAATCTGTGCTGATCAACACATCAGGCTCAAACTCTCGATAGATAGCATTACAGCCGTACACACGCCCAAGCGTTTTTAGCAAGTTTAAATCAATTTGTTGTCGGCTTATGCCGTTACCAAGTACAAAAGCTGGGCCCATAAAAATCCTCCCAGTATGTAGCTGGGAGGACTTGGTCGCTTGATAAATTAAGAAGTAACGTTCTGTATCAAAGCCACGTTGATAGTGGTTTGTGCAGTACCTGACTTGATAACCGAGCCTTCATCAGTGAAGAAGTTGGCCACTTGACGTGTGTCGGCAACAACTTCAGCGGCAGTGAATCCATTTCCGCCTTCAAAACCCAACAAGAATTTGTTGGACAACTTGGAAATAAACACTTCAGATGAAGCGTCATCAATAAAGCTGATGCTCATCAATCCCACTGTTGGTGTTGCAGAATTTGTCAAAACACACACGCCTACAGAGTTGGCAGTACCGTTACCGTCGCCTACTGTGATGGCAGTGAACACAGTACCCACACCAAAGTTACTGGGTGCGCCGGCGGCTGTCCAGTTGGTAGTACCCACAGACACAATTTGATAGGCCTGGCCCACCACAAATGCGCCGCCGGTGACTCCGGTTACATCACCCACTAGATATTTGCGAGAACCTTTTTGGCGGATGATATAGCCTTGTGCCACCCCAATGCCTGTGCCCGAAGGGTTGGCAATGTTAACAGTGACATCAACACGTGGATTGGTTGCACTTGGTGTATCTGTAGGGCCTGCGCCGCCAACAACGCCGAGGTATTGCGTACCGTTTAGAGTTTGAACTGGGCTGTTGAAGACAGGGTTTGTTAAACTATTGAAGTCAGGAAAAGCAATGTCAACTGAGACAGCTGCGCCGCTGTTGCCTGATCCAGTTGATGATTTTTGAATTTTAAGAGGACGTCCCATTTTTGTTTCTCCTTAAAGAAGTCCGATGCGAGTTCTAGTCGCTACGCGGCGGGTTAAACCGCATAAAACACCCTATTGTGTTGACAAGTATTTAGCGAAAATGTAAAATAGTACTCGCCTGGAGCGTAAATATCCTTATGAATACTAATGAACTAATTGAAGCTGGTAACCAGCACAGAGCCGACGGCAACCCCGAACAAGCATTACAATGTTATGCCATGGCATTTGTACAAGATCCTGATTCGGCTGCGGCATTCAACAACTATGGCAATGTCATGCGTGAATGTGGACACCCAAAACGAGCTATACCGTTTCTTCAATATGCCACACTGTTGGAACCAAACAATGTGACTGCACAGTTTAATTTGGCCGTGAGTTATTTGTTGAGTGGTGACTACCAGCGTGGTTGGCCTGCTTATGAATCTCGATGGAACTATGAACATCTTGTTGGATCAGAGCCCAAATTCAGTCAACCTCGCTGGCGTGGTGAGGATCTTAAAGACAAGACTATTCTAGTAGTTGGCGAGCAAGGCCACGGCGACTGTGTTCAGTTTGTGCGATTTGTTTACAATCTACACCTGATGGGTGCCCGGGTCAAACTGCAAGTCACAGACGGACTGATTCCATTGTTAAACACCAGTGACATTATACAGCAAGTTGCAGGATATAGCACCGACATGGGTGAATTTGATTACTGGGTTCCTATCATGAGCATTCCAGGCATACTTGGTGTCACGCTAGATAACTTGCCCAAGATACAAAGTTACATGAACGCTAACCCTGAGTTGATGAAACAGTGGCAAGATCGACTGGGACACAAATACAAAATGCGTGTGGGAATTTCCTGGAGTGGTCGCAGAGATGCCTGGCTCAATCAACACAAAGGTGTGCCATTTGATCAGGTGCTGTCCATGATACAAAGTCATCCTGAATATGAATGGGTTAGCTTGCAAGTGGATGCCACCCCCGACGAAGAGCAAGCACTAGCTGACGCTGGACTTAGACTATGGCCTGGGTCGATCAGCAGTTTTGCCGACACAGCAGCCTTGATGATGCATCTAGATGTCATCGTTAGTGTGGATACTGCTATCACTCATTTGGCCGGTGCCCTGGGACGCCCAGTATGGGTCATGCTCAATGCTTTTGCCACAGACTGGCGCTGGTTACTAGACAGAGATTCAAGCCCCTGGTATTCCAGTGCTAGGTTGTTTAGACAACCCACAAGGGGAGATTGGGCCAGTGTTACTGAAAAAATTGTAAAATATCTAGCCTGGTACAAAATATAGCCAACAAAAAACCTGCCGAAGCAGGTTTCTTGCCTTCCCATCCCTGGGTAGTTCTCTGATTAGGAGAATGAAAGGTTAGACACAGCGATCTCGCCAACATAGTCACCAGCATTGCCGAAAGACGATGCAGTGTTTGTCAACTCGATGTAACCATAACGTGTCATGAATGACACGACTGGTTCGAATGTGCTTGGATCCAACACAACGCCTGAACTCATCAATGGAATGTATGGGCAGTA